ATGTAAAAAGTACCGTTATAGGATGCACCTAATGTTCCTTTCAGTTTATAAGTCACTGCAGAAGTTGTGCTTGGTGCGTCTAAAAATAAATTTGACACACAACCTATATCTAACCCATACGGAGAAGATGCAGGTCTAAAAATTGCTGAATCTCCTAAACGATTACTTGAAGCTAGACCATTTCCAATGCCTGTGGAATCCCTATACAAACGAACATGAACTGTTGCATTAGTGCTATTGGATACATGAGCCGAATAAGTTACTAAAATTTTACTTGATGCTGACGTTGGCGTGATTGTTACTGACATCCCAGGAATATCTACATAATTGTTTGTAGAAGCTGATGCAAAACTTCCAATGGTTGTTTTAGTAGTGCTAACAACCTGCAACACTCTGTTGTTAGTAACACCAGCAGTAGTTGCAATCGTGTCAACCTTTAGCGTACTCATAAGATCACCCAGTTCCCACCGCTTGTCACAGTTACTGTAACGCCAGTGCTAATCTCTATGTCACCAATGCTTGCAGCGTTCTTAGTTGCAGCAATCGTGTAGTCAGCGTCTATGCTTTGTTCGTTCTCTATAAAGTTAGGAAACTGTATTCCTGTAGTTCCATTAATTACAACTGCCATATATTCACCTATGCGGCTAATTTAGTCCAAGTCTCGGAGTTTGTAGATTGCTTTGACCATGTCTCTGCATTTGCAGATTGTTTAGTCCAAGACTCTACATTGATTACTGAATCTTCCCATTTCTTTCTTGCTGATGCGGTAATTGCAGATGCCCCATTAATTGAGGCTGATCCAAACTTTATTGCATTACCATTTGCGCTAACAGTAGAAACAACGTTAATTGTTGCACTTGCAGCAACTATAGTAACCGCGTTAGCATTTATATTTGATACAGCAGAAACAAGAGCAATCCCAGATTGGACTCTGTTTGCTGTAGCGGTAACAGTAGACGTTGCAGCAATTGTTGCCGTGTTATCACGATCTCGGATGTATACAATCGATGTAACCGAGGCCCCGGCAGATAACGAATCAGACTCGCGAACTCTTGTGCCGCTCGATGTTACTGTCGCCGTACTTGCAATGGCAGATGCCGCGTCAATAACGATTCCTGCGCTTGCGGTGACGCTCGAGGCAGCAGTTACCGTTGCTGCGGCGTCAACAAAGTTAATTGCTCCTTCAGCAGAAAACGGTTGTTCACTAAATGCGTTTATGCCAAACAATTAAACAACTTTCCAGCTAGATCCTGACGGCACAGTGACGCTAACGCCAGAATTAACGGTTAATGGGCCAGCGGATATTGCGTTGTTTCCACTGGTGATCGCGTAGTTTGATGCAATCGTGTGCGTATGCTCAAATATGGCGCCAGAGATAATGCCACCAACAGACGTTAAGTCTGCCGGAACGTTTACATCATCATTTGAGTCGGCATATATTGATTTTTCGGCAGGATAAGTAACAAATACATCCTTAGCCCCAGCTCCAAGATTTAACGCACTGCCAGAGTTTGACGACTCTAGTATCGTTGTGCGACTTAACGTTGTCCCGGAGGCTGTATAAGTACCTAATCCAACCTCGTAATCATTGCCAGACACAATCGCATAGTACGTCGTGTTACCGTCGCCTACAGCGGCAAAAGATTGAAAGCCGTCTGCGGCCCCAGCAAGAGTTAACGTGCCTGTCCCAGTCGTTGTACTTGTTTCCTTGACTCGATCCTTTACAACTAGAGCCATATCAGTCCTTAATCAAGCGTTATGTCTAAGTCTCCGGCTGGAACACGAAATACGTCGCCAGATTCAATTGCTTTTGATGCAGATAAAGTTGCATAACAAAGTAAATTGCCAGAGCTTGATGCATCAAACACACCAACATGACTCACTGTGCCGTAACTGCCAGTAGCAGTTGGAAACTCAATGGAGCCAGAGTTTGTCGCTGTGTTTCCAGATACCGTAAACGCAGCAGTTTGCCTTGCGTAAGCTGATCCAGATACCTCTGTGCCGCCGCCAGCTTCACCGGGCGCACCAGTAAACAGCGCCAAATAAAGCGTCGACGGTGCAGTGTAAGCGCTGTTTGTAAAGACGTGATCTAACAGCTCAGTCTCTAAATAGTTTGAAAAGCTCATCCTAATCCTCTCACTTTAAGTTTTAATCCAGATCCAGACATTCTGGATCGATCTGATGATTCGTTTAATCTTGCAACTGCTGCCGCATACAACTGCGCCCAAACTGTGATCCGTGCATCTTCCTGCAAGTATGGCGCAGAATGCATTAGCGATCCATATAAATATACATCGGGCGAATCATCTAGCAACCAGTTATCGCTATTTGACGCTAAATCAGGCACTTTGGCAAAATACAACAGCTCAAGCGTGTAGTCTGCGTCTGGCGTCGGATAGAAGTTAAACTGCCCATCTGCGTGAGTGTAATACTCAGGCCGACCAGACACATCCTCGGCGCCAGCACGTTTATCTGCCATAGCATCTCGAGATATTAAATTAACAACGGTTGTGCCGGTGCCTTGTATGCTTACTCGAATTGTTTCCATCCAATCTGCTGGCACTTGCGAGTATTGATCGCCAGCGTCTATCGTTGCCGTTGATCGAGTCTCCATCTTGTAGTGCCGAATATCTCGATTGATTTGCGACTCTGCCAACTGAATAAACGTTGGGATGACTGCCGTTAAATCACTTCGATTAAGGTAATCGGCAACTGTCGATTGTAGTGTGCTGTAGTTTGTTATTGTCATTTCTTTTTTTGTCTTTCTTTGTCGATTTCATCAAATAGACTACCTTCGCCATATCTTATTCCTAAATTCATTATTTCCTTGGCAGACATTTCTGGAGTAATTCCTTGCTCATCGTAATATCGATATGCGTCAGCATTGCTTTGTATATCTCGCAACATGTCTCCATATCTTTGCTCGGGAGTAAATCTTGATCCGTTTAAAAAATCTTTTCCTAAATGATAAAGAGTTTGCAATCCTTCATATCCAGATCCAACTGAATTAGCCATTAATTGATTGGCCTCCGGAAATCTTTGCCTTGCCAATAATCCAGTGGAAAATCCTTGCGCTCGGTCGTAAGGCGTATCGTACGCTGATGCATAACCTTCTGCATTCATTTGTTGCGCTAAAGCAGTTTTCATTTGTTCCTGCTCACTGAGATATTGCCTCATGCGATTCATGTAATGATTTAGTAAGCCAGCCATATATTTATTTAAATTGATTTAACAATCCCAACCTCTCAAGCTGTCGTAAAGTGTCCTCAGTAAATCGGCCTCCGACCATATTTAAGTTTAAAGCCCTTTGATCGTTAGGAATTAAATTATTTGGATCTACTATTGATCCATCTTTTCTACCGATAGCCTGTCGCACCCAATCTAAGCCCATACCTGATTGCTTAGATCCAGCGGTTATAAGGCCCGGTATATCGTATGGAGTAATATTGCTTTCAAGCAATCTCGCTCGCATCTCGCCGGGCAAATTTGTTGGATAACTATAATGATCAGATGGAGTAATTTTTCCAGTCAGATCCATAATTCCTATATTCCTAAACGCGCCGTCTATAGCGTTTAGCTGATCCATATCTGATACACCAGCTCTAATTTCTGAAGCGCTCAAAAGACCTTCTTGACCAAACGCTGTATCCATATTTACTTTTGTTCTATTTGCCCCCAACCTAGTTACTATGGCTTTTCTTAACTCTGCCGGCGCATTTCTCATTTGCTCAATGGATTTTGGATTATTAATCCCAGCCCAATCAGGTATCTTAAAATTCTTTGTTACAGTTCGTTTTTTAGGATCTCCGTTAGCTGTAAACTGACCCGGTATGTCTTCACTTATCTTGACGTTAAAACCTTTATTTTTAATTAAATCATCTAGCCTTTTTTTATCTGCCGATCCAAGCGTTTCATATGCATAACTCATTTGCAACTCGGGGCTGAACGTTGCAAAATCAGATCCTGATGGCGTCATAGTATGCGGCATTAATACCGGATCAACACCGTATCTATTTTTCATATATTGCGCGTACTCCATAAGTTTTTTTGAAACCTCTGGAGCATTTGCGTAAACGTTGCCTTCCATCTGAAATCCGTAATCCTGACCGCCTTGCAGATGCACCGGCCTTGATAGTTTTACTCCTTTAAATTCAGTAATTAATTGGGCTGTATCGCTTCTGTCAGCCATAGGCGTAATAAATGGAGTTCCAGCATTTGCGAGATCAATAATACTTATCGTATCATTTGCGTTTTCAGATAAATCTCCAATCTGCTCAGTTTTATACTGTAAATTTTTTACTTGTTCAGTGCCAGTTTTAGTGGCGCCATATCTATCGTCAAAACCATAATCAGAAACCGATCTGGGGCCGCTTGGAGCCATCTCTTGCAACAAACCTGTTTTGCGCATAGTATTCTCAAGCATTTCTTGCGCTTTTGGTGTCGCTCCCTTTACCGCTGACTTTGCTCCAGCTTTAGCGACTGCGCCAACAGGAAATAAACTTTCTCCGAGAAATACGGTATCAGCCAAACTGGTTTGTCTGTTTGGCTTAACTCTAGGCAAATATCCGCCGGTGCCTTGATACGGCATATCAAACGGCATATTTCCATATGATAGATTTTCAAACTCTTCAGGCGCTTGACCAATCATAAGATCTCCAACTCCCTGACCACCTATCAATGGTATTGGATCTGGAACTGTTACCTTATTACCAAAACCTCTGGCAGACTCAAGCCCTTGCCCCACCATAGCTAACAATGAGTTTTGCGGAATTGGTGTTAACTCTGCTTGACGATTAAGTCGCGCTATCGCTCTACGCCTTGCCTCTTCTTTGTAATCAACTGCCACTACGCTATCCCTCGCAAGTTACGCCTAATCGGCTCGCCCCAGCTGGATGCCTGATTCTGGTATCCAACTGCCAAGTAACGCATTGCATCTGCGCCATGTGATGTCCAGTCATGCCGAGGCCTGCCTCGCCACGTTCTGCCCTTTTCGTCAAAGTCTCGTTGGTATTGCCGCAATGCCTCGATGCCTCGATTGCACTTAGCTTCGTCGAACCAGCATCGCCCGAGCATGGATCGCACTGCCTGTATTCCATCATCGACGCCTAGCTTTGGTGCTATTGTCACGGGCCTTATCCCTAGCGAATCCAACGTTTCGAGCCGAGACTTGCCAGTTCCCAGCTCTTTAACCTGCACGTCATGCGGTAGGACGTGCGACTCATAAACATAATCCTTTTCCTGCAACACTTTGGCGTAATGATCAAGGCCAACGCCAGAGCTTTCGTAGTAGTCGATCAGCCTAACCTCGGCTCCAACGTGTTGCGCGAACCAGATCGAGGTCGAATCCCCGATACCTAAATCCCACGCCGTGACGACTCCAACGGCTCTATCATATGGGACTGCGGCGATCCGTCCAGTATTTGTTACTTCCTTCATCTCGGTGCCGTAATAAGCGCCAGCGATTGCTGCCTCGAAGCTGCACTCAAACTCTTGCTCGTATCGATCCTCGCCCATTGTCTTGAGCGCCGCGTCCAGCTCCTCAGCTGGCAATATGCCAGTATCGCTAGACTTATGCACCGCCGTGTACCACGTCGGATCATTGCGCGATGCATCAAATATCTCCCAAAATTCGTTCTTACCTTTAGGCGTACCGATAAAGGTTGCGCGGCCCTGTCGATCTGCAATCGCCGGGCGAATGACCGTCGACCATGCGTTAGCCGGAAAGTCAGCTGGCTCGTCCAGCACCACCGAGTCAAAGTACAGCCCTCGCATCGAGTCTGCTGTCTCGGCGCCAAACAATCGTATGCGAGCGCCATTAGGAAAATCAATGCGCAGCTCAGACTCGTTGATCTTGATGCCCGGTATATTAACCGTGAACTCCTTGCAATAATCCCACGCCACAGCCTTGGACTGTCGATAAGTCGGCGCAATGTACGCCACTCGGACGTTAGGCCGGTCAATCGTCAGCGCATCGCGAATCAGGTCATTAATCGCGGCGACAGTCTTGCCGCATCGCCGATGTGCCACCAAACAGGCAAATCGACTCGTTCTATCGTGAAACGGAACCATGACGTCCCGAGGTGTGTACGGAATCGTTATTTCAGGCATACCATCCTAAAAAATCCGCCATCATTGCAAATGTCGACAGAATACAACCGGCCACCATCAA